CCGCAATAGACATCGCCCGCCTGGCCAACCTGCGCATGTGGGACGCCCTCGTCCATCAGCAGTCCACCCAACCAATCCGCCCCAAAGAAGAGGCAACAACATGACCACTATTCAAGCCCCCCAGCCTAACGACGGCGGCCGCTTCCGCAAAAAGCCCGTCGTGATCGAAGCGTTCCAGATGACCAAGGAGCGCCGCAGCGACAACAGCGATTGGCCCGAGTGGCTGAACGCCGCATGGAACAAGACGTGGCCGGAGCCCGGCGCCGTGTCGTGCGAAGACTTCCCGACCAGCAATGGCACGGATCGCCTCGTCATCGCGACGTTGGAAGGCACTCACCTTGTCTCGTGGGGCGATTGGATTCTGCAAGGCGTCAAGGGCGAGCTGTACCCCTGCAAGCCGGACATCTTTGCGGCCACCTACGAGCCGGCCGCAATCCCATCCCCTGAGGGTGCACCGTCGTCGGCGCTTGAGGCGCTGATGCAGATCAAGGCAACGCTGGTGCTGGAGAACGAGAAGGGCGCGCAGAGCGCCATCGTTGACACCATCTGGCACGGCCCTGGTGAAACGCTGTTCGACTACATCGACAACAGCATCGCCGCCCTTGCCGCCCTTGCCGCCCAGCCCCAGGCAGCGCTGGCGTACCAGCAGGCCAACCCGCTGGGCGGCCCGGCCAAGGTCTTCCGCGCAATGGCCGACGCCATCGAAGCGGGCGACAGCTACGAGGCAACGCTGCGCCGCTACCGCTTCGCGGAGGTGACGCCATCACCAGCAGAGGGGGACGAGCTGCCGCCGCTGCCAGCGCGGCTGTGCATTGACGACGACAAGGCGTGGTTTTCTGCGGACCAGATGCATGCCTATGCCAGTGATGCCCTGGCGGCACGGCCGCTGGCCCCCTGGGGCAAGACCGTCGAGTCGGCAGCCCTGCTGCTCAACCGCTGCACTCAGCTCCCGCTGGATGACTGCGAGGGCCTGGCCGGCACGATCCTGGGCATGGCCGCCGCTTCCGAGGTGCAGCCCAAGAAGAGTACGGAACCCGACGAAGACCTGTGGACCGAAACACAGGTGGCCGACATTTGCGGCGCGGTCAAGAATCACTGTGGCCCAGCCACTGCCGCGCGTCTTCGCAGGTTGATTGAGACCGCCCAAGCCCCCGCGCCTGTACCGCATATCAGCGAAGCCGCGAAGCGAGTCCTGGTTGGCGACTACTTCGAGCCCGGACGCGACCGCGAGGCTGCGATGCACTTGCTGGACCACTTCGAGAAGTGTCTCACCAAGGCCGCAACTCAAGCCCCCGCAGTAGCACATGAGCTGACGGATCTGGAGTTGGAGCGCTTGTTCTGCGAACGCGTGGGGCTCGACAGCATCAACCCCGCAGCGTTCGACACGCGCCGGGCATGCCGCTGGTTCATCAATGGCTATCGGGCCAGCCAAAACCCGGCTGCGCAGGCGCGCTCGGACGCGCTTGAAGAGGCGGTGGAGGCTCTGGAGCCGTTGAAGGCCCGGTGGCTGCCGAACGTGCGCGATGTGTACGTGGTGGGTGAGTGCGCCGCCGCCATCCGTGCGCTGGTGGCAAAACGACCGGCACACCCCAAGCAGATTGCAGGCATCGGGTGCGCGCTCTGCGGCAGGAACGAGGCGGGCTACTACTGCACCGGCGACTGCGGCGAGTACCAAGACGCCGCCGCGTCCCAGCCCCCGGTACAACCCCAGGGAGGCGCGTGATGCGCGCCGCACTTCTGGCCGCTGTCCTCGTGCTCGCCGGCTGCAAATGTGCGGGCGATGTCCGCATTGAAGGCATCGGCACCATGTCCTGTGGCCAGCGCGTGCGCGTGCACGTCATGTGCCCCGGCGCCGAGTTCGATGGCTGGTACGTCTACGGCGACGACGGCCTGCACATCCAGGATGACCAAGGGCGCCGGCTGAACAACCAGAGCCGCTGCGCGTGGCTCTCCACCAATCCCACCCCCTCACAGGGCACCGAGCCATGAACGAACTGAAGACCTTTCAAGACCTCGTGAGCTGGGCCACCTGGCACGTCATCGAAGGTCTGACCAAGGGCGAGGCCCTGCGCAGCCTGATCTTCCATGTGGTCGACATGGCCCGCCGCTGGCAGCCGCCCGCCCCTTGATTCCCATCCCCGAAGAACGCCCATGGACAAAGCCACAACCACCGCCGAGCCCACCGACGAGCAGATTCGCATGCGCTTCGAGCGTTCGGTCCTCAACTCCCAGCAGTTGGCGGGCAACACGCCGTTGGGTACTGTGACCGTGAACGGTCAGTTCGGCTACTACATGGACGCCGACACCGACACGCTCTGGATCGGCTACCGCGCCGGCTTCCGGGCGGCACTCAAGGCCGACGCCTGATTCCATCCCCCGAACTCGGACATGACCATGACCAACGAAACCGCCATCGACTCCGGAAAGATCGTTCCCAAGCACCGCAGCGACGAGATGCAGACCGTCGAAGAGGCGTGGGAGTTCTGGCGCCCCATCGTCTGCAACGACGACGGTTCGCTGAACATGGAGCAGTTGAAGCTGGAGCTGTGCGACGCCGCCAACTTCATGGGCTTCGCCGCCTCGGTGTACGACTACGCCACTGGTGGGATGTGCACCAAGGTCAACACGCTGCCCAGCGTCGTCAAGTCGCTGATCGACGATCACATCACCGAGGTCTGCGAGGAAGACCAAGCCCCCGCGCCTGTGGCTGAGCCGGTAGGGTGGATCAGCCCCGAATACTTCACGGCATTTAGCCGTCAGGGGTTCCAGGTCTGGACTCATGCCGTGCCCGGCTGGATGCCCCTCTACGCCGCCCCCTTCAAGCCTGTCGCTACGAAGTGCGTCATGCTCCCCGCAGGCCAGAAATGCGAGTGCGCCGACGGCAGCAAGGTTTGCCCGCGTTCCGTCGCACCACAGGCGCAGGTGGCATCCCAAGCCCCCGCAGTACAGGCTTGGCAACCCATCGATACGGCGCCGTTCAATGAAGACTTGCTGACGCTCAACAACTCAGGCCGCATCGTCCAGGACTATCGCAGCCGGCAGTATGAGAACAACTGGACCCACTGGATGCCTCTGCCTGCAGAGCCGGAATCCGATGTGCCGGTACAGCCGACGGGAGACGCAAAGTGATTGAGCCGACCTGCGTTCCGTTCAAGGTCGAGACCTGGCCGCTCGACGCCGACGGCTTCGCGGCCAACCTCTGCACCGACTGCGGTACACCTGTCCGCTACGGCAGCCGCCACGGTCGCTGCCTGGAGCCAAAGCCTGCGCAAGAGCCCAAGCCAGCCCGCATCCTCCGACTGCTGGCCGAAGCGCAGAAGCTGCGCACGCATGACACCACGCTGGCCGAGGCGCTGGAGTTCCGGCGCGAAGCCTACGACCTGAGCAGGTCGGAGTTCGCCGCGATCCTGGGGCTAGCCCTTGGCCACTACGGCGAGATCCTGAGTGGCAAGCGCGACATCCCGAAGGGTGCGATGCGTCGCGCCTACGCCATCGGCGTGCCGGCCGGCGCCCTGCTGCAGCCGTTTCCCATCACCTCACAGGGCACCGAGCCATGCTGAAACTCGTCCACCCCAAGCCGTTCCGGTACACGCCGCACCGCCCCGAGGTTGTCGTGATTGAGGCCGAGCCGCTGACACCAGCCGAGCGCCTGCTGGAAGAGTTGATCAAAAAAGACCGGCACCTGCTGGACTACATCGAGCGCCGCGCACGTCGGGGCGGACTCACCCTGCGCGAGCACGTCAAAGGAGCATTCAATGACCGTTGAACGAACCAATCTCTTCGCTTACACCGAGCCCAGCGCTCCGTCCGGCGCCTTCGTTGGCTACGTCTCCATCAACCGGGAGACGGACGGCCAGATCACCTTGACCGTGCGCGAGCGCGGCGACAGCACCAAGCAGGCCACCATTGCGCTGTCGCCCGAGACTCTGGAGCACCTGGCGACCGAAGTCATGGCGCAGATCAGCGGCGAGGCGCGGGCCGAGCCGGTGGCATGGGCCAACTTCAGGCACGACCCGCCCAGCTACGTGCCATTCCGCACCCGAGAGGAAGCGCAGCGCAGCGTCGACCGGAGCGAGATCGCCGCCACCCAGGAAGGCCCGTACAGCGTTGCACCGCTCTACGCCTGACTTTCCCATCCCTGAAGAACTGAGGACACCCCATGAGCACCGACACCACCCGCCCTGCCTTCTTGCGCGACGACCGCAGGACGGTCAACCAACTGTTGGCAGCCGCCGAAAAGGACACCGACGCCGTGAGCGTGTTCATGGCCGGCTGCACCGTGGCCGACACGGAGGCGGCCCTCTTCGTCGTGAAAGGCCCGGAACAGATTGCCTACCTGCGCGCGATCTGCGAGCGCCAGGGCCTGCTCACCGACAAGCCCGTGACCGCCTGACGCGCCATGCAGCCCATCTGCTCCTGCTGCCAGCCAGTGCCCGAGGTGACCGTCACCGACTACGCCGGCCGGAGCTGGACGTTCGAGATGCATCGCATGTTCGGCCCGCTGGTGCTGCGCGCCGATGGCCAGCCGCGCGACCGTCAGCCCGGCCCCCGCAGCTCGTTCTGGCCGGCCTTTGAGACGTGGCGCGCGGCCCATCGCCCGCCTGAATCCCGTAATTGAAAGCTGAAGACCCGATGCTTCCCTACCTGACCGACGCCGAAATCGACGGCATCTGCGACGGCCTCCGCCAGCCCGCGGCGAAGGTGCGCTACTTGCGGGACGTGTTGCATGTGCCGGTCGAGCGCAAGCCCAACGGCCGACCCCTGGTGCGCCGGGCCGACTGGGAGCGCCGGCAGCCCGCGCAGGCGCAGAATGACGCCCCCGCCCGTGGGCCCAAGTGGAGCAAGGTCGCCGCATGAATCGCCCCAGAGACCGCGCCAGTGCCAAGGGCCTGCTTCCGCTGATGGAGCCCAGGCCCTGGAAGGACGGCAAGACTGTCACCTATCGCTATCACCCCATCGGCGGCAAGCCGGTGTCATTGGGCACCGACAAGGCCGAGGCCATCGCCAAGGTGCTGGCCATGACCAAGGCCGGCGCCGAGACGGGCACGGTCCAGGCTCTGTGGACGGCCTACAAGCTGACGCCCGACTGGCTGACCCTGGGCGAGCGCACGCGGGCCGATTACGAGGATTACAGCGGCCCGCTGCTGGCTGTCTTCGGCGAGATGCTGGCCGCCGACATCACGGCACCGATGGTCGCCAAGTACCTACGCGTCGAGCGTGGTGGCAAGGTCCGAGGCAACCGCGAGGTGTCGCTGCTGGGCAACCTGCTGAGCCTGGCCATCGAGCGCGGCGAGGCCGAGCACAACCCCTGCCGCGGCGGCCAGGTCAAGCGCAACAAGGAACGCCCGCGCACCGCCAAGCCCGAGCGCTCCGACATCGACGCGCTGGTGACGCACGCGGCGGCCAAGGGCGGGCAGTGGAAGGTCATCATGATGGCGGCCGAGTTCTGCGCGCTGGCCGGCAGCCGCAAGGCGGAGTTCCTGCGCCTGCACTGGTCCCAGATCAGCGACACCGAGATCCGCCTGATGCGGGCCAAACAGCATGGCGGCGCCGAGCGGGTCGAGCGCATCACCATCAGCCCCGCCCTGGCCGCGCTGCTGCAGCGCCTGCGCGAGGTGGCGAAAGACGACAAGCTGGGCGCCGTCTTCCCGAACCGGAAGGGCAACGCTTACACGGACTCAGGGTTCGCCGCTATGTGGCAGAAGCTGGTCGTCGAGGCGCTGAAGGAGAAGGTCATCACCCGCCGCTTCACGTTCCACGATCTGCGCGCCCACTACACGACCGAGCACAAGGAACTGACCGGCCAACTGCCCGACCTGCACGCCAGCCCGACGACGACGGGGAGGATCTACGAACGATCCAGGGTGTCGAAACGCACCGCGCTTTGAGCGCGCCATTTCCCACGGGGCATTCCAGATTTCCCACGGCCCCAAAAGCAAAACGGAACCAACAACCTAAGTCGTTGATCCCGCTGCATATTTCTGGTGGGCCCTGAGTGACTCGAACACTCGACCTACGGATTAAGAGTCCGAACCATCGCGCAAGCACTGGCACGGGCTGCGGAGGAGTTCATGGGAAATCAGGCGGATCAAACGGTCACGCGCCGATGCGGGTTGCAGGGCGATGTTTCCCACTCTCCCGCCCCTATCCGGGGAGCCTCAGCGCTCCACCGCCTCGGTGTCGGCCCACGCCCGCGCCGTGTCGCCGCCGCCGATCTTGCTCTTGTGGTCCCACGTCACCGTTTTGACGCCGAACTCCCGCAGCTTGCGGATCAGCTCACGCCAGACGCCCGGCGACGTGCTGCCGTCTGCCCGGCTCATCGTGGCATGGATGTAGGCGGCGCCGTCCGCAGTCAGGTCCACCTGGGCGATTACGTCGGGCGGGTCGCGCTGCTCGAAGCTGCGGCTGGCCGAGAACAGTCTGGCAGTCAGTCTGGTCGGCTGGAGATGCCAAGGCATGGCCGTCTCACCGCTGGGTCAAGGCGTCGTAAGCCCGTTCGCAGAGCTGGCCAGCTATTCGGGCGCTGTCAGCCGACTCTGCCAGCCTGTCAGCTCTTTCTGCAGCGCTGCTGAGCAGTTCGGCAAGCACACGGGCGCGGTCGCCGGCTGGCGCGCAGCTTGCGGCAGAGGCGGGATCACTGGGCAGGCTGCGGGCAAACTGATTGGCTTGCTGGCGCAGGCTGACAACAGCAGCACGAGAAGCAGCAGCGTCGCGCTGCGCAGCCTGGCGGGCGAGGAATTCGGCATCACTGGCCTCCTGGAGTGTCTGGAATCGGCGTGCGGTGATCTCGCGGGCGTTGGCTTCGGCGGCCTGGATGAGGGCCGCGGTCTTGGCCTGCTCGGTGCTGACGCCGTGGCGGCAGCCGCCGACGAAGAGGCTGGTCGCGAGCGCTGCGAGGGCGCCGAGCTTGATGGCCCAGAGCGGGATCACGCCCGCCCCTCGCACAGCGCACGCTCAGCAGCCCGGCGCCTGACCAGACCCGGCAGCTGCTTCCCACCAGCCATGACCCACCGCGACAGCTCGGCGCATGCGGATGGATCATGCGCATTGAGCTTGCGCACGAACGTCGAGCCGCAGAAGGCGCCGGAGCCCACGTTGTAGGCAAAGGACAGGGCGGCGGCCTTCTGGTGATCCGGCAGCGCGTCAGAGAGGCATGGCGCGATCTGGGCGCCGTGTTCCGCCATCGACGCAAGCAGCATGCTTTTGCACTCGGCCGGCGTGTAGGTGCGCATGACGGCGTGCGTGTCGCCGTAGCAGACCGTCGGGATGCCGATGGGGTCGAGGTAGGGCTTGGTCATCAGGCCTTCGAAGTGCATGACGATGGGCGCAGCCAGGGCGAGGACACCGGCGCCCAGCGTGAGGCCTACGCGAGCCTTGTTCATGGATCAAGCGGGGCCGCCCCCGTGCTGTCCAGAAACTCCCGGCGCTTGCCGGCGATCCACCCGCGCGCCTGGGCGGCGGGCTTCAGCAGCCGCTTCCACAGCCACTCGATGATGAGGCAGGCTGTGTAGATGGTGGCCAACATGCTGGCCACCTCTCCCCAGGTCATGCCGCCCAGGAAGACAACGCCGGCCGATGCGGCTTTGGCAACGGGGTGCTTGATCGTGTCATCGGTCATTGCGGCTTGGGCGTGACCGTGAACGGTCCCTGTGCCCCCTCGGCGATCCAAACGATGGCGACAAGGTTGCCCTGCGCGTCTCTGATTTCGTAGGCCATGGCGGGTCCTTAGCTTGAGAAGCTGATGGGGTAGGTCTCGCCCACCGTGAAGTTGGAGGCGGTCGAGTTGACGAGGAACACGGCTTGCAGCTCGGTTCCCACCGCAGTCGGGCCGCTGGCGACGGAAAGGAACCGGCGCGCGGTGTAGGCGTCATCGACCAGCGTTCCGGCGTTGGCGCGCTTGCCGCCGATCAGGGCAAAGGTGATGTTGATGTTGCCGCCCGACAGGCCGCCGACCGCGATGCACTTGACCGCGCTCGCGTATGGTTTCCCGCTCGGGCTTGACGCCTGGAATGCCAGCGTCATCCTCTGCCCGAGGATGCGGCGCTCAGCAGCGCCGCCGCCCAGGAACGAGACGGCCATGAACTCGCGGAAGCTCAGGGACTCGACGTTCACGGTGTCGTCGAAGTCCACAAGCTGATTCGTCAGGATCGCCGAGCTGTCCTGATTCTTGATGGCGTTGATTGCCGTCGTGGCCTGGGTCAGGGCCGCAGCAGGTGCGAGGGTCGTGACCGTGAACCGCACACCGCCGCCGAGCTGGTAGCCCCAGCCGGTGCCCGCGCTGGCGCCGCCCCAGCCGTTGGAATCGAAGATGCGTTGAACGACTTCGTGCTCGCCGCCCAGCACGCGCAGGCCGCCGTAGCTGGCCCGCTCGTTGATGGCGAAGGTGTTGGCGCCGACCGTCTTGCAGCCGATGATTTCGCCGAATACCGCCGTCGTCACCTTGCGGTTCGCAACCACGCTGGACACGCTCAGCTCGATGTCAGCCCAGAGTGACGTGCCGACGATCTCGGCGTAGCAGCCGAAGTAGCGGAACTTCGTCTCCCCGAAACTGGTGCGGTCCACGATGTGCATCGAAGTGCGCAAGCCCGAAGCCGTGATTCCTACGCACTCCAGCACCGTCTCATCCGCGCCCGAGTTGGTCTGCAGGCCGATGGCCGCGCAGTTACGGACGTTGCCGCCGTAGGCGTAGCCGTGCGAGGTGTTGACGGTGTAGGCCGCCCCGAGCTGGGTGGCTGTGCCGTTGGCGTACATGTCCGCCCATTCGCAGCCGTGGGCGTAGAAATAACAGTCCTTGTCCTCGCTGACGACGCCCCCCTTGCCCGCATAGCTCGCGCCGTTGTTGTCGCCGCGCGCGCCGTTCAGGAACAGCCGATGACGGGCAAAGCCAGAGACGGCCGAGGCGCCGCACCAGGAGTCTTGAGCCACGCAGGCGTAGCCCAGGCTCATCGCGGAGGCGTAGCCGTCGAAGTGCGCCATGTCGCAGGAGGCAAAGTAGGCCGCGCCCACGCTGCCGCAGCGAATCGCCTTGCTGCCGCGGTCGACGTAGATCTCCGAGCTGCGTGTGACGACCAGCGCGTGGCCGCCGTTCTGCGCAAGGAATGGCCGGCGCTGCTCGTCGGTCAGCGGCTGGCTTGCATCGGAGTCGCCCCAGTTCTCGCCCTTGCCTTCGAGCTGCACGCCCTGGAGCCGAATGCCGGTGCAGCCGTCAATGGCGAGGGTGGACGGAAAGCGGTACTTGACGCCGCTCGCGCTCGGGCTGGCCGCGAAGATCCGGCCATTGCGAATCGTGATGTTCGTCTTGCTGGCCAGGCGCGGCATGGACGCCAGCGCGATGGCATCACCCAACGTCACACCGGCCACCGAGTTGTAGACCGCATAGCTCTTGCCGGCCAGGTCGGCGACGCTGCCAGAGGGGAGCCAGGCGAAGAAGGCCGCCAGGGCTGCGGTGTCGTCGGTCGCACCATCGCCGGCCGCGAGCCATGGCTTGTTGAGCGGGCAGTACGCGCGCTGTAGGGCCTTGCCGCCAGTGCCGGCTGCGTAGGGCTCGTCCTCGCCGTAGCCGAGCATGCCCATGCCGGCTGCGGGATCGGTGGCGTCTGCGAGGTCGGCGACGATGCCTGCAATGAGCGCTTCAACTTGCTCCCGCAGTGCGTCGGTGCCTTGGATGCCATCAACTGCGCCGCCTTGGGCCACATCGTTCTCGTCCGTGACGAGCATCTTGTAGGCACCGCCACCGAGCCAGATATCGGCCTCGCCCCGCGCGTTCAAAATCACCGGGTTAGTGTTTGCCACTAGGCCGGTGGAGCTTGTGTAGGTATCCTTCGGGGTCGTCGTGCCTGCTTCGTAGAAGTACACCTTGCCGCCCACCAGCGGGCGAACGGGCGTGCCTGTGCCGCCAGCGGTGAAGAAGCGGAATTTCGGCAGTGGCGCAAGGCTGGGCATAAAGGCTCTCGATGAATGTTTTTCTCTACGTGCTGCTCAAGCTTTTTGTGGCGGTGCTGTTTTTCTCGGCGGCGCGCGTCATTTCCATTTGGGTTTTGAAGTTCGTCCCGGATGGCAAGTGGCGCCGCCTACTGCTGCGGCCGGTTGGCGACAGCGCTAGGCGCAGAGAGTCGAGCAGCCGCGGCGGCAAGCTGGGTTAGAACGTTGTCCGGCAGACGAATCTGGCCAGCCTGAGCCTGTTGAAGCAGGGCTGCGGCCCTTGACGGGTCAAGCAGCGCTTCGGAAATCACCTGCTGAATGCGCGGCTCTGCCACTTGGTTGTAGCCAAACTGCACCGGCCGCATCAGTGTGTTGAGCATGGTCGACTCTGCCCACGACTCTGGGAGCCCCGTAGGGCCGAGCACTTGGCGCAACACGTTTTGAGATGCGAGCCGCTGCGCCGTGGGCGACCCTGGCCCGTTCTCGGCGCGCGCGACTGCTCCGGCGCGGTCTACCTCGCCAACGACCCCGCGAATCGTCGCAAGCTGGTTTGGCTCCATGACGCCGCCAAGGTCGTTGCCAAGGTTGCGCCCGGTGGCGCGCTGCATCAATGCGCCTTCGTCCTCCATGGCGCCGAGCAACTTGTTTGGCATGAGACGCTGCACGCCGGCAAGGTCGCTTGTCGGGGATGATCCAGAGCGCAGAACTTCGGTGGCGATGTCGGCCTGATTCACGGGTCGGCTCGCTGCGGCATACCCCGTGCGCGCGCTCGCATAGTCGGGGCTCAGTTGCTCGATAAAGCGGACGACACGATCTCGCGCCGCCTCAAGGCCGCTCGCCTGCGTCGCCTGGGCTGGCGTGCCGTTGCCGCCGCGAGCCTTCGCAATCATGTCGTCCAAGGCGAGCTTGACGTTGTGTAGGCCCTCAATTGACCCGCTGCCGTTTGCTGGGCCGACGTTCCGGCCGGCGTTCGCCGCGTTGGTGCGCGCCGCGCGCGCCGCCTGCTGAATGGCAGGGGAGCGCATCAGTGCCGTCATCTCGCGCTGAAGCTCGGGCGTCATGGCCGTCCCAGCGTCAACGGCGAAAGCGCGCTGATAGGCTGGGCCGGCTGTTGCCTGGCGAGCTGCTGCGGCGGCATCCCGGCCGCCAGCAATGCCCTCCAGCGCGCCAACCCGGGCCGCGTTGTTCTCCACTTCTCGGGCGGTCATCATGGCGCTAGTGCGCGGGTCGACGGAGCGCATGGCGCCCTGAAGACGGGCAGCGCCAGCAGCGGCGGCCGGGTCTTGAATGAGTTCGGCCAGCATCGGCCGCGCGCCAGTCACGCTTGGATTGCCGGACAGTCCGGCAACATCGCGAGCGCCGACGCCGAACTGCTCCAGCACGCGCCCACCGATGGCCTCTCTTCCGCGCTGGGTGAAAGGCTCTACCAGTGCGCGGGCACCCTGGTAGAGGGAATTCAGGCCGCGGCCCGCAATGACGCTGCCACCGCCCGCAATTCCACCCAGCGCGGTGTTCTTGAGGACGCTTTCGCCAGAGCTTGTTGGAGCCACAAAGCCCTGAACGGCCCCAATGGTGGATGCGCCGCCAATCGTTGCGGCGCCTGGGATAGCAACCGTTGGAAGTGCCGCAGCGATGTTGCCGGCGATGTTGCCGGCTGTGCCAGCGCCAGTGTTCATGAGTGGCGCGTCATAGGCGTTCGCTTGGTCAACCTCCTCCTGCGAGACGAGCCCCAAGCGCTGCCCGACACCACGCGCCAGGCGCGGGATGGCCGAGCCGTAGCCCGCCACGAACTTCTGCACGCCGCTCATGTCTGCGGTCGGGTCGATGCGCTCGGTGTCGTAGTCGATGGACTGCAGGAACTGCCCGCGCGGGATGTCGCTGTAGTACTTCTTGTGAAGGGCGCCAAGAAGCTGCGCCGAGTCAACGTCGGCGTACATCGGGAACTGCGCCCGGATGGCCGAGAGCTTGACCTTTTCAGCCATCAGCGAATCTCGAGCGGGTCATTGCCTGCGCCAGCCGGCGCGGGGCTGGTGCCGCCGTTGATCTGGCCGCCGATGGGCACGAAGACGTTTTGCGGGTCCAGCCCGCCGCGCCGCGCGATGTCGTCGTAGCCCTGCCGCGCGCCGTCGACTTCGGACTGATAGGAGCCGAGACGGATGCCGGCCTGCTCGATGATTTGCTTTTTCGTGGCATCGGTGAGGCGCCCGCCGCCCGCCAAGCGCTGCGCCATGCCCTTGATCCATTCCGGGATCGCCTGGCTGTTGGCAATGGTGGCGTATTCGCCTTCACGGACCACGCTGTCAGGGTCGTAGAGCTTCGCCAGGCCATACACGAGGTTGATGTCGGCTTGCGGGTTGTTGACCTTGGCGGCCTTGACCACTGCCTGATAAGCCGGGATCGCCTCTTTCAGCTTCTTCACCTCCGGCAGGCTGGCGAACTCCTTGCGCAGCCCTTCCTCGTTGCTGCCGCGCTTGGAGATGGTCGCCGCGTCGCGGACTGCCTGCGCGTTGTCGCGCATCGCCCCCACCGTGGCGCTGTTGTTGGCACGCGAGGTGTCGGCCTGGAGTTGGTCGCCCGGGCTGACGGTGTTCTGCATCGCGCCAAGCTGCGTGACTTGACCTGTCGCCGGCTGCACGGACTGAGTGACCGTCTGGCCGCCCGTGTTGACGTTGTTCACCTTCGCCATCTCGGCAAGCTTCTCCATGCCGATGGCGGCATTGGCCTTCCACTGGGCGAACGCTTCGGGGCTGCTGGTTGCTTGCTGCAGGCGCTGCAAGCCCTCGTCCAGCGTGCCGAATCGCTGAAGCAGCGGGCCGATAGTTGGGTCGTTATACGAGGCCGAGATGAGCCGCGCCGCCTGCTGCGGGTCTTGGACGGTACCAAGCATGGCTTTGTATTGATCGAAAGCCTTCCCGGCCGTCTCCACGCCCTTCTGCGTCGTCTCGGCGGCGTAGCGCTGGTTTTCAAGGTTGCCCTTGCGATACCCCTGCGCGGCCTGAAGGTTGCCGATCTTCAGGAGGCTGTTGTAGTTGGCCTCGGCGTCGCTGCCAAAAGCCTGCACGGCCTGCCGTTGGGCTGCGTCCTGCGCCTGCGAGCGCTCGCGGTCTTGGAACGCCAGCTCTGCCAGGCGGTTCTGCTGCTGCAGACCCTGCAGCTGTTGCGCTTGGCCGTACATCGCCAAGAGGTTGGGCGCCTCAGGCTGACGGATCTGGCCGTAGATGCTTGCGTCCAAGGCCATGTCAGTCCCCCATCCCGCCGCTGCCGCTGCCAAACCCGCCGCCGCCACCCCATTGCGTGAAGTACCCCTGCGAGCCACCCACTCCGTAGCCGGCTGGCTGCTGCTGTAGCTTGTTCAGGTAACTGGCCTGCTGCCAAGCGGACAGGCCGTTGTTCAAGCCGTTGGTGATTGCATTGCCCTTGGCGATGCTGGCGCCGGCCTGGGCGTTGCCAAGCCCTGTGTAGAGGTTGGAAAGCGCGTTGCCGCTGCTTTGCTGCACGCCGCTGGTAACGTTCGCCGCGGTTTGGCCCTGCCCAGCGAGCGCCTGCAGCGGGTTCAGTGTGTTCGCGCGGTCGGTCTGGAAGGCGTTGAAAGCGCGGTTGTATTCGTTGTCAAAGGTTGTGCTAGCGAGGTTCTGGCCGAACCCCTGGCTGGCCTTGAGCGCCGCGCCTGAGTAGAAGCCGCCGCCCGCCGCCGCCTTGCGATCAAGCGCTTCCTGCCCTTGTTGCAGTTGGAACTGATACCCCGGCGTTTGTGACAAGTCCCCGGGCGCAAAGTTGAACTTGTCGTTGAGCGACCCGAATCCTTGCGCGCCCTTGTTCTCTCCGAGGCCAAGCAGCTCTTGCAAGCGGTTCGTTGCCGCATAGCCACCTTCCAGGAATGGCCGCTGCGCCTCAAGGGCAGACGCCTCACTCTCGCGCTGCTGCTCAAGCGCTGCGTCAGCCGCCGACTCTTGAGCCTTGCGCGCCTTGCTGGCCGAGTTGCTTTGGCTGACGACGCCAACCGCCGCAATCGCGGCGCCCACCCAAGCTACAGACATACCAACCCCTCTCGCTCGTCAGCGGTTGCTTCGCAGGCAATCTCTGCCTCGATGTCCGCAAGCTCGGTCTTGTCGGTACGGAAAACGTTGATGAAGACGGTGTCTTCGTGGGCCAGGCCAACCTTCTGCGTGCCTGGCGTTGACATGCCCGTGAAGCCGGCGCCGACGCGCTTGCAGCCTGTCTCCGTCAAGACGGTGATGTCCCCGGAGGCGACCACGTTGTGACAGGGTTTGATGTGCACCTTTCCAACCAGCAGCGTGCCCTTCGGAATGAACAGTTTGCGCAGGTACATCCCATCGGTCACTTCGTGCTCCACGTGCGGCAAGCACCTGTCTGGCAGCGTCAGCATCCAGTCCTTTAGCCGCTCGATGCGGCGGCGGATAACGACGGGATCGCTGCCGTCGTGAACAAGGGTGATCGCGCCGGACTCGTCCTTGCAGAGAAGGGCGTCTTGCTTGACGACTTCGACGAGATCCATGGCGCCCGACTATAAGTTAGTGACCACTGACATACAAGGTCAGGTGATCTGCCGGCCGCTGACGCGCAGCGTCACGGCGCTGGCCACGGTGCACACCGCCCGCAGACTGTCGCCAGGCTCCAGGGTCTGCCCGACGATTTCGGGCCACGAGTAGGAGTCATCCGCAACGAAGGTCTTCTTCGCCTGCTGGTGCTCATTGCCTGGGGTGCCCCCGCTCTGCACAATTCGCAGCGTCGCCACACCAGCCAGCACCGCCGAGCTGTTGCACTTGTCGATGATGGTTTTGACGGTGGCCGCGAAGACCTCAGCCTCGGCGTTGGCGATGAAGGCGGATTGGTCGAGACAGACGGTTGTGGTCATGGTGCGTTTTCTAGGTCGTTGACCTTGCGGGCCAGGGTGGCGACGATGGCTTCCAGTGCGCGGTTGGGCTCTTCAGGCTGCTGCGGCACAGCAGGGGCTAGCGCGGGAATCGTGCCGATGGCGCGCCACAGATCGGCAATCTGACCGCTGTAGTCCACGGGTTCCGGCATGAGCTGCAGCGCCTCAATGGCCGCGGTGAGTTGTGCTCCGTCCAGGATGTCGCCTACCGGGCCGCCGACGCGCTCGATGATGCGGGCCAGCACCGAATAGCCGTACTCGGTCAGCGTGCCCGTTCCCGGGCTCACAAACGCGCGGTCGATACGCGGGTTGTTGATGGCGTTAGACGGCATTGATGAGCCCCGCTGTGATGGCCCGCTTCACCGGGTCGGTGATGCTGATTTCGGCGACGATGGCGCGGGCGTTGCCGCACGGCCGGGTGAAGCGCGAGCGGTCGCGGAACTCGCCGGTCCTGCCGATGGGGCGGACTTGCTCGGGGATCCATGTGGCGCCGCCGTCCTTGGAAACGCGCAGCATCATTTGCGGATCGGAGCCCTGCCCGGCCGTCAGGCCGACCCCGCGCTCACAAACAACCTCGATGCTGCCGACGCTGAATTGCTGCTGATCCTTGGACAGGTAGGCCGTAGAGCGAAGCGCACGCAGTGGCCTGCCGTCATTGGCATGGACATTCGGACTCAGCTCGTACAGCTTGCCGTTGGCGAAGTCGCCGATGAGTTGCCGGCCGAAGGCGTAGATCGCGCAATTGCTGCGGTGCCGCTTCCACTCGCCGGCCGTCCATTCCAGGAACTCAGACCAGCCCTGCGTCGTGGCGTCATACAGCCACGTTTTCTCGCTCGTCGGAAAGGTCAGCACGTAGTAGACGTGCCCGTCCATGCGGAAGGTATAGCCGCGGGCATCCTCCAGCACGTAGGCCGGCTCATTGTTGGAGCCGATGAAGGCGGCATCCATGGCCGGCGTCGAGACGGGCGCAACGACGCCGCCAGAAGCCTTGTAGATACGCGGTCCGCCGCGCTCATCCGCGCCGAGCCAGTACACGCCAACCTCATCCTTGACGACGGACGCAGGGGCAATGCAGCCAACCTCCACGGTCGACCCCTCGACGGGGACGAACGGCCGGTTGGCATCGCCGCTGTTCCAGAACTGCTGGAAGGACGACGACCCTTGCACATAGATCTGGCGGCCGAAGGCGACCAGCGCGACAACATCGTCTGGCAGGGCTTCGGCAGAAATCACGTCGAGCGCGTTCCAGGACAGACCATCTCCAACCGCGGAATACTGGATGCGCTGCGTGCCGCCCTCGTTGGCCAGGAAGGTGTTGTCCACGCACGCGACATGCGTTGCGCCAGGCGGGAAGTTGGCGATGCTGTTGGTTGCGACGTTCGTTGCCAGCGTCAGGCCCAGTACGCCGACCCCATCGACGGCCAGGAGTTGCAGGCCGTTGTCAGCAAAAGTCACAAGGCCAGCGGCTGTCGGCAGCGTGCCACGCTCGATGTGCGTCAGGTCGGCGAACAACTCGTAGACCTTGCTGCCAGCCGCGACGAAGACGCGACCGCCCGAGGCCTTCCAATAAGCGCGCACCTCCACGGCCGGAAAGTCTGTCTTGACGGCTGTGTAGCCCGGCAGGCCGATCAGGGAAACCGGGGCCTTGCCGTTGGCGACATCCAGCTCCAGGCGCAGGTTGATGCACCGCTGAGCATTGATGGCTCGGCTGACACTCATGTAGGCGGGGCCAATGAAGCCGGGGATGTTCACGCGCAGCCCCAGAGGAAGCCGTAGTCCCAGCGGTATGGCCAGGACACGACGCCGCCGCGAATCCAGATCGTGCCGGCGCACAGCGTGCGGGTGTTGCCGTCAATCTCGGCCTTCAGGCGGTAGTTGACGCGCTCGTACTTATCGGGGACGGTGAACTCGACCCCGACCGGAAAGGTCATGTCCACGTCAGGATAAAGCTCGATGGACGGGCTCTGCACCTCTGTGGTTAGCGGCGTGTCATCGCCGTCCACGCGGTAGACAGTCAGATTTATCGTCTCGTCATCGCCCGCGAACATCGTCAGATCACGGCGGGCACTGGAGGCGCGGTCAAGGGCGACGGCGATGTCCATCAGAAGTCCTCCGAGAAAACCGAGCCGCTGTTAGGCAGGTAGGCGTACTGCTGCACCAGGCCAATGCCGGCAACCATCCACTCGGGCTGCTGTGGCTGCACGAAGTCGGGCGCCTTGATGTAGGCGGCCATCAGCTCGTAGGCCAGGTCCAAGTCATTCGGGATCGTGTCGAGCGTCCAGCGGAGCAGCCCCTGAAGAGCCAGCGCACTGTGCGCATCCGAAACGCCCTGGGTCGCCAATGCCAGGTCTTCAGCGCTCGGCGTCTCTGTGGCGCCGATGACCTTGAGCTTGCGCAGGGCGCGGATGGCGATGGCATCGGGCGTGGACATGCTCAGGCCTTCTTGGGCCGTCCAGGGCCGCGCTTTGCCGCGATGGGCTCGGCCGGGGACCCGTCAGGCAACGGAGCGGGGCCGGTGGCCGTGGCCCCGTCGTCGCAGGTCTTCGTTTCGACGACGGCCTCGAAATGTGGGTGGTTCGCCAACTTCTTGACGAACTTGTCACCCTCGATGTTGGTTGGCACGCCGAGCGCAAACTCGGTGCCGTACATGTTCATGCTCGCGTGGCTCTCGCCCGGTACGCCCTTGAAAACGAATTGCATTGCAGCTCCTGAAAAGAGCCCCGAGCCGAAGCCCGGGGCGGGGCTTGCGCCAAGGAGATCAGGCGTTGGACATCACGTAGAAGATGGCCATGGAGATGGACCCGCTCGTCGTGCTGGTGCCGGGCGCGGCCTTCACGAGCACGTCAATCGTGTCGTTGACGGTGAGCGTCAACGGCTTGGCCGTGGCGGCGCTCGCGCGCACCACGCCACCGGTCTGGCCGATGGTCGACGCAGCGACGAAGTAGTCCGGATCCGTGCCGTAGCCCACGTCCAGGGTCACGGAGGTTGCCGTGTCCATGTCCGAGGTGCAGACCATCACGTCGTAGACCACGGCGCCCTTCGGCAGCATGGGCGACTGGAAGATGTCATTGATGACCAGGGCCGCAGACCAGGTGTATTCGCACACCATGACCTTGGCTTGCTGGCCATCGCCGACGCCAGCCACGGCGTAGGGAGCGCCGAAGCTCTTGGTAGCGTTGAAAGTCGTTGCCATGTCAGCTCCTTAGGCGTCCGGTTGGGCGCTCGTGAACAGCGTGAAGACGCCGTTCTGCACCAGGGTGTCGGTGTCGTTGGTGCCGGTGCCGAACATCAGCTTCTCGATGCCGCGGACTTCCATGACGCCGACGCCGTTGCGGAAGCCGTAGTCACGAACGTCCGTGGTCGACTTCAGGCGACGAGCCCAGCCCAGGCCCAGCGCTTGCGCACCGCACAGGAAGTTGAAGCCCACGTCCACCGTGCCACCAGAGCCAACATCGGCCAGGATGCCGCCGACTTGCCCCACGGTCGTTGCCGAAGCAGCGAACGGCAGGCCCATCTCGGGGATCTCGCGGATGATGACGCCGTCATGGATGATGTCGCCGCTCGTGAACAGCGGGTTGTCCTTGCCGCGCTCCAGCGCCTCACGGCGGTTGGCGATGATTTCCGTGTCGCGCGACAGGTCGCGGAAGCTCATCGGGTTGGCAAACATGACGTACCACTCTTGGTCGCCGTTGACCTTGATGGGCGTCATGCGCGGACGGGCAGTCTGTGCGCGGCGCTTCACCATCGAGACCAGGGCGGCGGTCAGCTTGTCGTCAGTGGCATCGACGGTGGCGAGGGCGGTTGCCATGACACCAGACGACGCGTTAGACACCAGGGCACCGAACTGCACGCGGTCTGCATTCGCAACCATCCAGGCGTTGCGCTCGGCAGCGGTCGCCGTCTCGTAAGAGACCATCACACCGGCTGTGTTCGGAATGGACTTCAGCGCGCCGATGATGTCCTCGCGCATCTTCTCCATCGCCCAGACCTTGAGCGAGGCCTTGCCGGCGTCACGCAGGTCAATCGCCGACTTCTGCTCGTCCCATTCGGTGACGACAACGGCATTGCGCAGGGGGGCCACGGTCACGGTCTTGGAGCGGCTGTCCAATTCCGATTCGTTGCCTTCCAGCACCTGATTGCCAGTGACGCCGCCGCCGAGCGAGCGGACGGCTGCAAAGGTGATCTTGTCGCCCGGCTTGCGGGTCAAGTCTTCCTTGGCGTGGAACATCGAGAACTCATTGGTTCCGACGTACTTCTTGAAGCGGCTTTCGCGGGTGTATTCCGTGAAGAAGTCGCTATCCCATTGCTGGGGCGTCAAGCCCGGGCGTGCGGTGGTTTCTGCCATGATGGCTCCTTAGTTTCCGAAGATGCTTTCCAGGGGCGGCGGGCCGGTCCATGCGGGCGCTGAGCGCGTCGCGACAGAGCGGGCGCCGTTGAGGGATGCGGGAACGTTGAACTGCGGTTGTGCTGGGGCTTGGGACTGAATCTGCGCGCGGATCTCGGCTTCGACCTTGGCCCGGTAGGCCGCAGGGTCGTCGCCAACTTCCTTCAGCATTGCCATCCGCTTGCCTTCCTTGTAGGCGAAGTCCCATGGGTGGCGCTGCTGGTGCAGTGCCGCAGCAAGCGCGGGATTCGCGCGAGCCGCCTCCATGAAGACTTCGACAACTTGGTCAGCGTCGGCGTGCGCCTGTTTCACCAGCATTTCGCTGGTGTTGAAGCGCTCGTTGACGATCTGCTGCTGCATCGACTGGAGCGGGTCCATCTGCTGCGGCTGGAATTGCTGTGGCGGCTGCTGGCGCAGCTGCTTCAACTCTTCCTCGTAGCGGATCGCCTTTTCCTTCCAGTCCTGCCGGCCCTTGCGCTCTGCTTCCAGCGCTGCCAGCGGTACGTGCGATTCGTGGGCTTGTGGCGCTGCCGGCGCACCATCGCCACCCTCGGGAACTTCAGGCTGTTCGACCTGTTGCTCTGCGGGTTGCTGTTCGGCCATCCCTTGCGGGTTAAAAGCTTCCTCGATGCTCACACTTCTCTCCAAACGCCCGAAACACTCGGCGGCAGTGAACGCCCGATAGACCTCGGCGACAGGTTTTGAATTTGGTTGGCTCTCATCACCGGCAGGGGCTTGGAATCAGTAGGTGTACTCGCGGCCGTTGACCGTGATGCACACCCGCTCATCGGGCAGCACGTTGCAGTTCTGGATGGCGTTGCCGATCAGGACCGAGCGCATCTCCTGCCAGGCGTCCTTCATGAGCGACGACATGCTCATGTCGGGGTTGTCGTACGTGTACCAGTAGTACCGCTTGACGCCCATCGCCGCGCAGAGCGCCAGCGACCGCTTGACCATGCGGGCCTTCCACGTCTCATCGATCACGCGGGCCGGGTCGAACAGCACGCCGGTCTCGGTGTTCCAAATTTCCAGCGCGCCCTTCCCGGCCGCCGTCAGCGCGGTCTGCACCAGCGGGATCTGCGCCGAAAGGTTGCGCTGCGGACAGCCCGCGATGGCGAAGTTGTAGACCGGCGGATACAGGTGAACAAAACAGTAGTCCATGTGATCCGCGCCGACGCCGGCCGCGCCATCGCTGGCGGCCAGGAAGGTGGTTAGCCAGGCGTTGCCAGTGCCCTCGGGCTCTTGGATCGTGGGCGCGCCCACCTTGAGCGTCGCGTCCACTGCGCGCACGGCGTTGCGGAACAGGCGCAGCAGCTCGGCGTACTGGGCGTGCGTGCCGGCCCAATAGCTGGAGTAATTCACCTCGTTCCAGATTTCGTAGGTGCCGATCCGGCCATGCGCGCCGCCGTTGTACCGCTGGGCCAGCGCAGTGGCGAAGGCGGCCCAAGCCGTCTTTCCGCCCGCCGTGGGCACCTGGTTGGAGCCCGTGAAGCCGCCAGAGCCGCCGTCGTACTTGCCAGTGCCAGGCGTGGCGCTGGCGTAGCGATCAGGCGTGCACATGGCCATGTAGAGCATGTCCTTGCCGGCTGCCGCAAGGCCGTCCACGATGGCATCCAGATTGCTCCAGGCGTATCCGGTCGTCTTGTCGATGTTGTGCCAGCGCACACCCTCGCCCGTCACCGGCCCCCTGGTGTCGTGGATTCGGACGCCGTAGTAGTCGATGTCGGTCGGGATGCCGATGGCGCCCGGGTCGTACAGGTGCAGGTTGAAGTAGTCGCCGTTGACCGTGCGCGAGCCTTGGAAGACGTTGCGCACCGTCGTCTTCGGAGAGACGACGCCGCCGGGCGTGTAGCGATCAGCGTCGCGCACAGCCTGGAAGGCGGCGCCATCGCTCCACACTTCCAGGGCGTCCGAAGGGCGGCCGGACTGCGGCGCGACCACGCCGGTCCCGCCGTCAGTCACCAGACCGAGGTTGCTCTGCATGGCTCAGAGCGCGGTGATGGTGGCCTCTTCCAGCGTCAGCGTGTTGGCGCTGGCACCGGTCACCGGGAACTGGCCGGTGATGGTCAGGGCCTGCGCCGCCGCGAAATCGACCGTGAAGGTTTGCGCGCCGACCGAGCCGATGGGGCCGAAGTTCGTCGTGCTGTTGCCCTGGCTGATCTGAGATGCCTGGCTGTTGCGGTTGCGCAGCTTGACGGACTGGCGGAACACCAGGTGCGTGGTCAGGTCGACGTTGAACAGCACAGTGCCGCCGAAGCGCGCGCGGATGCGCTTGGCCGCCGCAGTGTTGGTGCAAGACCAGATCAGGTCGAGCTGCAGGCCGTCGTTTGCACCCAGCGCACCGGCTGGGATGTTCAGCGTCGCGAGCGTGCTCTCAGTCGTGGCCTGGCCCACGGAGTCCACGATAGACGAGGCCGTGGCCGTCTTCAGCAAGCTGCACGGCGTCAGCAAGATCCACTGCGTGCCATCCGACACCCAGCGAGCGTTGCTCAGGTCCGAGGCCATGAACTCCTTGCCAGAGGCGACGGAAGTGGCCACGGGACGATTAGCGTAAGTACCAATGATCATTTCGTCATCTCCAAACAGTTGAGAAAGCTTGTCTTGATCCAGATTTCCATACCCTGACACCAAGGATTGCGCAGCAGTCAGGTTCAGCAAGTCGCGACCATCGGCGCGCAGCGTGTCGACACCGCCCGTCGTTTCCACGGCAGGCGGCCCGCTGCGCTCGGTCGGAACTGGATCCGCGTAGGTCGTGCCTGCGCTGGTGTTTTTGTCTGCCTGGCCGGTGCGCAGCAATTCCGCCTCGGTGGCAGCTCCCGTGGTCAGGTTGCTGTTCTTCGGGTACTTGCCATAAGGCACAAGAAGGCGAACGGTCATCTATGGCCTCACTGAAGCATTGGCTGCGGTTGCGGCATGAGCGCCTGCAGCCCGGTCACCTGGGTTTGAACTTGGGTGGCCTGGGTGTCGGCCTCTTTCTTGGCGGTGTCGGCATCCTTGTTGCGGATGTCGCTGACGGCCCTGGCCTCGCCGAGCTGGGCGGCCTTTTGTGCAGCCTGGGCCTGCTGCTCCTGCATCTGCTTCTGACGCTGCTCGATCTCGTCGAGCAAGGCATCCTTGTTGCGCAGGGAGCTTGCCTTGATGATTGCCGTGAAGGGAATCACTTGCTGACCATGCGGCGTGCCGGCCAGTTCCACCAGGCTTTGGAACTGCTCGCTCTGAAGCGTGGCGATGTCCGGGCCTTCATCGACCACGATGTCAACGTCAAGACCTGACACGTTGTTTTCCACGTCCACGACTTCCTGCATGCGCGGGTCGTTGGCGTACTGCTGGAGCTGCTGCATCGCCGGGGCCTGCTCCTCAGGCGGAAGCAGCGAAATCTGCTTCTTGAGCTGGTCGGCCATCGTCACTGGCTTGTTGAGCCCGACCCAACGGAGATTGCGGTCGTCGTCGGTCACGCGAACCCACTTCTCGCCGGTCCAGAACTGGCGGATGCGCATCCACATAGCTTCATAGACCCGGTGCGTCATCTCCCGCAGGCCGTCGACTTGAGGCTCAAGCTCGGTGGCGCCTGACTGGATGCGGGTTTGCAGCGCCACGCCTGACTGCGATCGCTCATCTTTTCCCTGCACAGCGGCATTGGCGCCATTGGCGTTCATGCTGGTCAACGCCTGGTCAAGCATCAAGACCTGGCCCTGAACCATGTCACCCGTGGGGATGACGCCGAAGTCGCGCCCAAATTCGGCCGCCTCGTTCATCTCCAAATGGCCATCGGGCTTGGCAAGCTCCGCCTTCGCCTTCTTCACGTCGGCGATGGCCATGCGGTTGCCGTAGGTCTGGCGCTGGCTCATCAGGTGCAGCGCCTTGCTGCGCCGCTTGTTGATCTCGTCCTGCAGCGGGATCAGGTCTTTGCAGTGGCCGTAGCGGTTGTTTTCCCGGTCCAGATAGCCAGAGCGCGCGATGATCGAGCCGACGGAATGGCCATCCTTGTCGGTGTACGGGCTGACAACCGGGTCAACCAGGAACCCGCCGCGCGTGAAGGTGGCAACCCACCACTCACCCTCGTAGGAATACTGGATCTGCACGACGCGCACGCGCTTGCGCTTGCTGTCGCACCAGGTGTATTTCGGCCGGTCGTCGTAGGTCTGCCCGCGCGTGGCCGTGGTCAGCGTGGTCTCGACGGCATCCTGACGGTCCGGGTACTGCCGGCGCACGTTGTTGGCGTCGTCCCAGATGACGATGCCGTCATAGCCCTTGTCGCTGAAGTCCAGGTTGCGAGCGTGCGGGTCGTAGAAGTAGCGGTCCCAGGGGATGCGCTTGGTGACGATCTTGATATCACCGTTGGCCTTGTTCTCGACGCACACCTCGACAGCGCCAGTGCCCTCAATCAGGATGTCCCCGAACACCTCGGAGCGCACCGCAGGCCAGCGGTTCTCGTCGGCCACGAAGCGCAGAGAGTCAGTCGCGGCCTCGGCCTGCTGCTCATCGTCAGGGTTGCGCGGGAACGCCTTCGGGTCGGTGCGTGTCCGACGCTCCAGGCCGCAGATGCTGTCCACCTTGCGGCGGATGTGGTTGTCGTAGACCGGCGCCTGTCCGCGCTTGCGGAGGGCGGCCAACTCCGCCGCCGTGTACTGCTTGCCGTCGTAGTAGTCCCGGCACATTTCAGAGGCCAGGCGAGCCTCTGCGGTCATGTCCTCGGCTTCCTCGAAAGCCTGGACGCAGAACTGAAGATGCTTCTCCAGGTCTAGCGACGGCTGCGCCTCAACGTCGGATGTGAGGGCGCGCGGCTGCATGGCGCGCAGTGTAAGTTAGTGAGCACACACTTACAAGAGCCTAAGTCGTCTTCCAGCTCTCCCCGTCGCCGTCGTCTTGGTTGAAGGCGCGGTCCCAGGCGTCGCCGGGTGGTGGCTCGTCCTTCATTGGCACGATTGCCGGGTGCGCGTCGGCCAGGGCGCGACCCATGACGCTTGCGGCGTCCACCTCGTCATCGTTGGTGGCGCCGGGGAAGCCAACGTACTGGTTCAGCACATCGTCACCCTCGGGGCCCTCGGGAATCCACACGCGGCCCGCTGCGGCCATGCCCTGAAAGCTCTGCGCCTTGGTCGGTTTGTCATTGCCGTGCGGGCTGATTGGCTCGATGCGGCAGTAGTTCTCCTCCTCGCGCATCATTCGCTCGATAAATCCGGCCGCGGTCTTCCAGTTGTTGTCGGCCTCAGGGAACCATGCGAACGGCTTGTGCTTGCGTAGGAGGCCCTCGACGACAGGTTCATCTCGCTTGAGCCGTCCCAGCTTGGCTTGGCGCTTGTTGCCGACGATCAGGTCAGCCACGACATTGACCGTGCACTGCTTACGGAAGCCATCGAGCATCCACAGGTCGCCGGACTTATCCACACCCCACACCCGCGCGCAGTTGAAGTCGTTCGTAACCGCTCCGCCTGGCGCGTGGTCGGTCGTCATGTACTTGTTCAAGTGCGCCGGCAACTGACGCGGCACGTAGCGTCGGAACCATTCCCGCTTGAAGAACGTCCCCTCCTGCGCGCGGGGCTTCTGCTGATACAGGCTCGTCCAGGTGCGAATGCTCTTCTGGAACGGCGCCCAGTGCTCGTGGCTGAACCACTCGGGCCACAGCGTTTCGCCGATCTTTCGGCCCAACGGGTCGTCCACGCGGTCAGCGATGGCAGGTAGACAGATGACGTACCACTTGCGCCCGTCCCGCCCGTCAAAGTGGCCTGACTCGCCGTCCCAGCCGGCAGGGAGGATGCGCCCGGCTAGGTCGTCCTCATGCCATCGCGTCAGGATCATGACTTGCGGCGCCCCAGGGATCAGGCGCGAGCAGAAGTCATCGACGTAGGCGCTCCAGGTCTTGTCGCGGATGGTCTCGCTCTCAGCCTCCTGGCGGCCCTTCATGGGGTCGTCAATGATGCCCAGCGCCGCGCGATTGCCCGTCAGGCCCGACAGCAGGCCGCCCGCCATGAACTCGGAGCCGTTGTCCAGCGTCCACTGATGCGCGGCCCGGTTATCGGCGCGCAGGCTGCGGCCGGTGAGGTTGTGGAAGCTCTTGGAGCCGATGAGCTGCCGCGCCCGCCTGCCCTGCTTCTCGGCAATCTCGCTCGCGTAGCTGGCCAGGATGACGTGGCGCCGTGGCTTGCGGCTCATGAACCACGGGATGAAAACCACGTCGCTGTAGGTGCTCTTTGCGCTGCCGGGCGGCATCAGCACCATGAGGTTGGGGATGCTTCCGTCCTCGATGCCCTGCAGCTTCTCCAGCAACAACTGGTGATGCGCGGCCAGGCTGTCCAGCCGCATGACGCTGAATCGGTCTTCCTCGGCCTCGTCCGTGAGCGGCACGGTTGGGATGTCGACCAAGCAGGCGAAGTCTGGCAGGCTGCGGCGGGCCAGCTCCTGGCGGGCGGCCATGACGACCGCGTCGGGCAACTCAGTCGGGGCCGACATCGATTAGGTATTGAATCTGCTGCTTGGCCGTCATGACCATCGGCCGCGAGTCGTCGGGCACAAGCTCGACGGGCCACACCCGAAGCAGCGGGCGGCCATCGCAGCAATACGTCTCCGGGCTCTCCGAAGGCCAGGACGTGAGGCTCACGCGCTCAAGCCTGCCCTTCAGTTCCTCAGGCGTGAATGCATTCGTGCCGAGATGGGCGGCGAGCGCCTTCCTGATTGCGTCGTCAAGGCTGCTTGCCATGCGCGCGCCAAGGATCGCGGTTATTTCCCGAATAACGTCAGACATCACTACTCCTTAAGGGGCTTCGATGCTAGCGCGCGGAGCTGCTCGGGCGTCATCTGCGCGAGGGCGCCGATCAGCTCGGGCGAGACGCCGGACGGCGCCAACGGGGCATCAGGGTCGCCGGCAACCGTCATCTTGTCCCCGTAGCGGCGCGGATCCCACTTCGCCAGCAGCCTCAACCGGGTCTCCACGCGCAGCTTGGAACGGCTGATCCACTCGGTATTCGGCCGCTCGCCCTGCTCCGTCGCCACCGTGTCACGGCTCACCTCGTCAGCAATGTCCAGGCATTCAGCCGCGATGGCGTCAAACCCCGCCTCTCGCGCGCGCACGAAGTCGGCGCCAAACTCTGGATGGGTTGCGCACCAATCCGACACAGTTCGCGTAGCCGGCATTCCCTCGTCGCGGCAGACCGACGCCAGCGGCTCGCCCTTGGACAGCCGGGTCAGAATCTCCTGCGCTGTCTTCTGCGTGAATGTTGATGTCCGGCCCATGGCCTATTCTCCCCCGTGAAGACTTTTCACGCCAGCGTGCGTCATGCCTTCTCCTGTAGCCCCCGAGTCGTCATTTCTGCTCAAGCTGCTTGCGAATCCAGGCCGATGCCTGCGCCCAGGTCTTGAAGACGTACACATCGCCCATCGGCGTGATGTTTCCTCGATGGATCGTGGGCATCACCATGAAGCCATTGGCGACCTGTCGAATCTCAAATTCCCTCATGCTTGCTTCTCCAGTTGTCGAGCCTTGGCCCGGTACTCGTCTCGCGTGGCCCTCAAGCCCTCGCGGGTCCACTTGATGGGGGTGTTGTTGGCCTCTAGGGCGTCCAGTCGCTCAGGACCGATGCGCCAGACCAGCCCCGCGCGGTAATCGACCACGTTGCCGGCCTTGTACTGGTTGCATTTCACGCACTGGGCATGGCAGTTGTCCTCGTGAAAGCGGAGATGGTCGGCGGCGCCCGTGCTGCGGTAGTGCCCAGCATCTCGGCCGGCGTGCAGCCCGCTCATGTCGGGCGGCGGGGTGTTGCACGAGATGCAGTTGCGGCCGGCGTCGCGCAGCCTCACGAATTTGTTGAAGGCGGTTTGCGCCTCGCGCTTCAGCTCAGGAATGCCCTTCAGCGCCTCAAGCTGCGCACGCGTCTGCCGCTTGTCGTCGGCCGCTGCTTTCTGCCTCTCGAACTCTTTCCTGTGCTCGACCATGCTGGATGCGCATTGCGGCCCGCACGCCTTCTGCATCGGCCGGAACGGGCGATACCAGCCACCGCAACCGCCACGCCTGCTTGAGCATTTCTTCATCTTCAGCAGCGGCACATCTGCCTTGGCAGGCGCTGTAG